TTCTTCCCTATTTTTTTCCCTGAATGGTGACATTAAGCGAGTAATGACTAGCCCAATAGTTCATGTAATCGTTTAGTGCACTGTCACTTTTTTTGTCTTCTTGTTGAATCGGCGGTCATGGTGTGATACATGATTGCAATTTATCACGGCCGATATGACATAACACTACCAGCGGATGGAGTTAGGTCCACCAGCAGGAGGTCTCGGTTAGCTGGACATTATATACTTAGGGATACTATGCCTACCGTAGTGTTGTGTCATGTATGGGGATGATCCACACCGCAAACCGTCCAATGCCGGATTCCGTGGTACTTTACCGGCTGTATCAACATGAATTATTATGGGCAAAAGCAGATCACACAAAATAGTAACGCAAAGGAAATTTCTTCGACTGGTTCTTTATCTAAGAATGAGTCAGTATTTAAGAAAGATGAGGTCGAGCCATCTTTCAAGCCAATGGACAAAGATGACCACAATTACAAAGGCCAGTTACAAGAGTATCTGATGAGACACAGACTACCGATACCAGGATATAAACTAAGCAGAATAGACGAGCAAAAGTTCATGTGCACTCTTGGAGTACTGGGAATGACATTTTCAAGTCAGATACAATCAAATAAGCGAAGGGCGGAACAGGAAGCAGCAAAGGCAGCGATATATCACTTGACAGGAAGAGATTATAATAAGGAGCTCATCGACTATAACGACTATAAAATGAAGGAAGATGCAAATAAGAAGATAATAGAACAGACAACTAAGGATAACAAAGTAGCTGAGGTTAGACAGTTAATATTCCCAAAAGCGGAACCAAAGGTTGAACACGTGCAACAGAGATTAGATGCAGACGATGTTCTAAGTGATGGAGCAGAGGCGTTCTTTAATACAACAGTAGCAGTACAGTTAGCATTATCAGACTGGTTCGAGTGGTCGTGCTTGCTACTACCAAAATTAGATTTTAAACCAACAAAAATGACTTATGGAAGTAAATTGTTGGTAGATATGAGCAGCAAACAAAAAGCTCTATTCATGAAGGAAAAGGATACATATAGAATACCAGGTGGAAAGGGAGAATTCAATGAAACACCACAAGCTACATTAATTAGAGAGAGCGGAGAAGAAGGGTGGTATATAGATGGAATACTAGGAGTAAAACCAGATATAATATCAATAGGATACAATTCAACAAGGGAGATAGGACTATGTGCCATATGGATATGTAATATGGCAGCTTTCTTTCCAATGAGTTCAAAACCAGATTTACTTAAGATTAAGAAGACAGACGATAATAACTTACTACCATATGAGAGGAGACTAATTAAACATCGGAATATGTATATAAATCACAGAGACGATCAGGAAATGATTAAGGACGGCTCTATGGCAGGTAAGATACTAATAATAGTAGAGAATGAAGATACCAATACAACAATGTGTCATTATAAATTAGATTTTGAGACGTCATACGTCGTAATGTTAGACAGAACAATACTTTATTTATTATCAGGAGGACAAATAAATCCAGGACCTGGAGATTCACCATTTCCAATAACTATAACATTTGACCCAATTATGTTAACGGATACTTTCATAGCAAACGGAGATATACTAGCATATGCCTACGCAGCAACAGATGGAGTGGGTGGAAATATAATTGATTTTACAGATACACTAATGATTAAACTGAATTATTATACACAGAATTTTAATACATCATTTAGTATGACAGTATCAATATATCTCGTTAGACCAGATGAGACACAATTTTTATTAGAGACAGCAACACTAGTTAATAGCGACGGAACTGGAGTATATAATATCAATATGACACATTTGTTAGTTACAGACCTAACAACAATTTTGTTACCAACGGACACATACTTTTATATAATAACAGAACCAAGTTATGCTACAGGATCTAATTACAACCTGTATCAAACTTTCCAAATAACAACACTATCACGCGACTATATACAGACACAAATACCAAACCCGTATCCAATAGAAACAGTAACGGGAGATCCATTATACGTTTCAAATTACGACAACAATAACCCTAATTTCAAATTAAATAAACAGAAAATTATTTACAATAATAAGACATTACCAACGATAACGATAGGTGCTGATTATACACAGAATAAAATATCTTTTTCAGCACCATCAGCTATGCCAGTGATAGTAGACAATGGATCATACACTAATAATATAACAACACAAACTCAACAATTAAATGACTACGCCAATGTAGTATTAGTTAATATGATATCAAATATAGGTGGGACAACACAACCAGAAACAGCGAATATATATATAGGTTTTTTCGGCTATACAAATGCAAACGACCCAGTATCACTAGGAGCTACATCGCTACCTAATAAAGTAACATTTAATGCATCAATATACCAAATAGTTGGGGGGATGGCGTCAGTATTATACTTAACATCGGCCAATATATTACCATCATTTACTGGAATACCACTTAGAGTATTTGCTCAGTGGACAAGCTACATTACTACACAACCTACAACATTCGACTTTTACCTATTGAAATATTTAACAAATGATAATTACAATGCTATAGTGTTTCCAGTACCCCTACCAGTAGTGACATTAATTGATAACCCACTATATATATCTAAATATGACAATAACAATCCAAATTTTAACAAACAAAAAATATCAAAGGATCACGCTACGAAATTTATTACACAAAATGAAAACGCGATATTCAATGAAAAATATATAATTAAGACGAGTGGAAGAGCAGGAAATAGGAGACAGATAATAATAGATTTAATGAGAGGAGGAATAGAAATGAACCCTGGTCCATATCCACAAAACATGAAAGATATACAAGATTCACCAGAAGTACAAACAGTAACAAAACATGGCTCAGGCTCTGATAAACAAATATCACCAACACAAATGTTCTCACACATCGGGGCAATAGCATCAAACTGGAGTATGACAACAACAAGACTAGATATGGGTGATGTATGGATAGGCCAGATACAATTACCTAATAATACATTATCGGCAAATGGATTCATACCACCATTAGAATCATTTGCTTATCCAAGGACAGTAAGACCAGGAATAGTAGGAGGAGTATTAGTAAATAGCACAAATAGATTATCTTTAATT